AAGAAGCGTATAATGGATTATCAGTTCTTCCTTATGACGGAGGAACGTATATTCAAGCACCATTTGAAGACTGCACCAAAGAAAAGTATGAGGAATTAATGGAAACACTTAAAGATGTTGATTTATCCAAAATTATTGAAATGGATGATGATACTGATTTGAGAGGTGAAGCAGCTTGTGCTGGAGGAGCATGTGAAATTACATTAGTATAAAATGGAATCACAAAATATAAAAAGGGAGAAGCCAAAACTTCTCCCTTCTCATTTTTATCAAGAAAATGGTAGAACTGTATTCACTGAGGAATATCATGTAGAGAGAGGATATTGTTGTGGGAATGGGTGCAGGCATTGTCCGTTTGAACCTAAGGCTCAAAAAGGAAATATCTATTTAAGAAAAAAATAATCCAAGTATATTTATCTCATATGGCAGATGGAGTTACATATGGTATAAATTTCCCATTTCAGGATTCAACACGAGGTGATTATTTACAACTAACCGAGTTTCAAAGACAAGAGGTTAGAGCGGATTTAGTTCATCTATTGTTAACAAGAAAAGGTTCGAGATATTATCTTCCTGATTTTGGAACAAGACTTTATGAATTTGTGTTCGAACCTTTCGATGGACTAACATTTAGTGCTATCGAAGCTGACATTAGGGATTCTATCCAAAGATACATGCCAAATCTATTAGTCAATAAAATAACCATAGAACCTGCAGACCCCGCAAATGAGTCAGATACTCAAACAAATACTGTGACAGTTGGTGATGCTAAAATGTATGACATTTATAGATTACCTGGTAAGGGAACCGCAGATTACACTGCAAAAATCAAAATAGATTATGCAACAAATTCACAAACATTTAGTGAGAGTGATTTTATAATTATCAATATTTAAGATAGATGGCAAACCGTAAAATATCATACACAACAAGAGATTATCAGGCAGTAAGAACCGAGCTTCTCAACTACGTAAGAACGTATTATCCTGAGTTAATTCAGGATTTTAACGATGCATCGGTATTTTCGGTTTTCATTGATTTGAATGCGGCGATTGCAGATAACCTTAACTATCAGATTGATAGAAGTATCCAAGAGACTGTTCTTCAATATGCACAACAAAAATCATCAATCTATAACATCGCCAGAACTTACGGATTAAAAATTCCTGGTCAAAGACCATCTGTTGCATTAGTAGATTTTTCAGTTACAGTTCCTGCGTTCGGAGATAAAGAAGATGAAAGATATTTGGGAACATTGATTAGAGGGTCTCAAGTAGTTGGCGCTGGTATTGTTTTCGAAAATGTGAATGATATAGATTTTGCATCACCATACAACTCAGAGGGATTTCCTAATAGACTCAAAATACCAAATTTCAATGCCAACGGAGTCCTTATCAACTACACAATAACAAAAAGAGAAGTTGTTGTTAATGGTATTACAAAAGTATTCAAAAGAGTTATTACACCAAATGATGTAAAACCTTTCTTTGAATTATTCTTACCTGAAAAGAACGTATTGGGTATCACAAGTGTATTGTTGAAAAACGGAACACAATATACTAACGTTCCAACAACAGCAGAATTCTTAGGTTTAGAGAACAGATGGTATGAAGTTGATGCTTTAGCCGAAGATAGAGTCTTTGTTGAAGACCCAACAAAGGTATCAGACCAACCAGGTATCAAAGTTGGAAGATATATTCAAACACAAAATAGATTTATAACAGAATTTACACCTGAAGGATTTAAGAAAATGACTTTTGGTGGTGGAACAAACACAGCACAAGATGCTTTGGACCAATTTACAACAATTGGTGCGACATTGGATTTACAAAAATATTCAAATAACCTTTCATTAGGTTCTGCTCTTACACCTAACTCAACACTGTTTGTTCAATATAGAGTTGGTGGTGGTTTAGCAACAAACTTAGGAACTAACATTATCAACCAAGTTGGAACAGTTACTTTCTTCGTTAATGGTCCTTCAGAGAACACAAACTCAGCTGTGGTAAACTCTCTAAGATGTAATAACGTTACTGCCGCTATTGGTGGTGCCGGTGTTCCTTCTTTGGAAGAAATTAGAAACTATGTCTCTTTTAACTTCGCAGCACAGAAAAGAGCGGTGACAGTTCAAGACTATGAGTCAATATTGAGAAACATGCCATCACAATATGGAGCACCTGCTAAGGTATCCATAACTGAAAATGATAATAAAATCTTGATTCAAATATTATCGTATGACACATCAGGAAAGTTAACAAGTATCGTGTCAAATACCTTAAGACAAAATATTGCGAATTATCTTTCTAACTACAGAATGATGAACGACTATATTTCAATCTTAAGTGCTGAAGTTATTGATTTAAGTGTTGATGTTTCAATCGTATTGGATTCAGCACAAAACTCAGGACAGGTTATCTCTGATGTTATTGATAAAGTTTCTGCTTACTTCAACCCACAAACAAGACAACTTGGTCAGAACGTATATCTATCTGAGTTGAAGAGTATAATACAAAACTCGAATGGGGTATTGACTGTTACAAGTGTTGACGTGTTCAATGAGGTTGGAGGACAATATTCATCTGCTGAAACATCAATGGTATATTCTAACCCTGAAACAAAGGCAATTGGTCCTGTTGACGATACAATTTTTGCACAACCAAACCAAGTCTATCAAATAAGATACCCTAATAAAGATATTAGAGTATCTGTGAAGAATTTCCAAACAGTAACATTATCTTAACAGGTTTATTTATTTCATTATTGAGTTATAATTCTAATGTGTGTTCCCAAAAAAATTCACATTAACTATTTATAACTAAACATCTTAATGGGTCAATCGTATAGGATTAGGACCGAACTCGGTGTTAACAAGACGATAAACGTTCAAATAGACCAAGAGTTCGAATTTCTTGAGATTTTATCTCTCAAACTTCAACAAGAAGACATATACGTTAGAGCTTGCTCTGATTATGGTGTTCTTGTAGGTAGAGTTACAGCCAATAATGGATTAGGTGTTCCTAATGCCCGAGTTGCAGTTTTTATTCCTATCGATGTTGTTGACCAATCAAATCCGATTATAACATCAATTTATCCTTACAGGTCAGTTGATGATAGAAATGAAGATGGTTATAGATATAACCTACTTCCATATGAGAAATCATATTCAAAACATGCTGCTACAGGAACATTACCATCGAGAATTGACGCTTTAACAGCCACAACAGTTGTGGACATATACGACAAATATTATAAGTTCACAGCGAAGACAAACGAGAGTGGAGACTATATGATTATGGGTGTTCCACTTGGTATTCAAAACATCTTGATGGACGTGGATTTATCTGACATAGGTGAATTCTCTCTAACACCTCAAGATTTGATTAGGATAGGTTTGGCAACAGATGCTCAGGTTGCTGGTGATACTTTTAGAACCTCAACAGACTTAAACTCATTACCACAAATCATTTCAATAAATAAACAGATTGAAATTTCACCACTTTGGGGTGAACCTTCAATTTGTCAAATAGCCATCAACAGATTAGATTTTGATTTAAGAGATGATGCCAATGTTGATATCCAACCAACCTCTGTTTTCATAGGGTCGATTTATTCTACACCTGACACATTAAGAATTAAGGGGGGTAGGGACGGACTTAGTGCGAAAGTAAGAGATAATTTTGGAAATTTATGTCAACTGCAAGCAGGACCAGGTCAGATATTGGCAATAAGACAGACAATACAAATTGATTCTGACGGAAATCCAATATTAGAAGAATATAGATTAGAACAAAGTGGGAATATAATCGACGGAAATGGTTCATGGTTAACAGAACTACCAATGAACTTAGATTATATTGTTACTAATGAGTTCGGGGAAAAAGTTTTATCTAATGACCCAACGATTGGTATTCCAACTAAAGCAAAATATAGATTCAAAATTAAATGGCAGCAATCTAATGAACTATCTGAGCAAACGAGACGACCATATTATTTAGTTCCAAATGTTAGAGAGTATGGTTGGTCGAATAACGCCTCGGACCCAAATCTTACAGGTGGAAATGATAGATTAGCGAGTTCATACTACTTCGGATTAGACTGGTCCGGTTATACAAAAGGTTTTACAAGCACTCAGAGAACTAAAAAATTAGATGAAATGATTGATTGTCAAGATACTTTCTATCAATTCAGTTTCAACAGGGTATATACGGTCTCAGCTTTAATTGACCAGTATAAAAGTGG